ATGAACGCAAGAAAGAGTCGAAAACCAGGCTGCGATGCCTGCTCGATGCAGAATGTCCAAGTCCAAACAAATCCGATCGGACTTGGACAAAACAGCATCAAGCGCTCACTGCGTATAGCTTCCGGGCACAATATCCATTCTTTTGCGGAATTTGTGTCCAAGTGCTACGAAAAATGTCCAAGTCCATGTCCAAGTCCGAGGGGATTGAGATGTCCAAGTCCGAACTCTGAGCTATGTCCAAGTCCAAATTCAAAGAAGCGGAACAAACTGGATGGTTATGAAATGGTGAACGACTTAACAATGATCTGGCTGCCCCTGGCAAGGGTGGCAGAGATAACCGGAAAATCGGTAAAGACGATACGCAGGATGGTGAAGGAAGGCAGCATGGCGGCAGTCAACAGGACTGTATCCAGCGGCAAGACCCATACCACCAAAACTTTCGTATTCGTGCATGGTGAGTTGCTTGAGACCGAGATGGCTCACCGTAGAAAGTATGGTCAACAAGCAATCAGCCTTGAGCCGGAGCGGATGAGCTTCTGCTCCGAGGAGCGGGATTGCCTGTTTATCACGTCATATACGAAGGCAGGAGAGGCATAATGGATTCCTATGACGATTTCTTAGACAGCATCGACGTAGATGCCTATAATCGAGAAGCTGAGAAGATCATGTCACTGGTAAAAGCCGGGCACAAGTTTGAGTTCATTAGAAAGTCAGGAAAAGTCAAGAAGAATATCCAAACGGATATGAAAGTGCTTAAGCCCGAGCAATTGCCAGAACCGATACATGATACTCCTATATATAGAGAGAAGAGCCCAGACGTTAGTCTGGAACCGGAAACGAAGGAGCTGCTCAGCTTCATGCCGGAGGCACAGTTGTATGCTCAGTTCTGTGAAACGGTATTAGAGAGATTAGAGGATAGTGAAGCCCGGCTCGAGACCTGGAACCAAATCACAGTTGAATACAATAGCGGCAATCTGGTTCCGGAGCTGTTCAAGACCCGGGGAAAGAGAACTGAGAGATCGCTGCGGAAGTGGGTCGACCTTTATCTTGAGACCAACCGCAATATGTTCGCTTTGATTCACAAGTCCAAGAACCAGACCAAAGGACGCAAGGTTACGTATCTGGAACAGCAGTTCCTGCTTAAGCTGCTGCTGACTCCCCAGAAAGTGAAGATATATACGGCGGTTACCACTATTAAAGCTTATGCCCGTATGGGAGCCTTAGAATCTCCCAGTTCGATTCCAACCATGGTGCGCTGGTGCAATGACTGGAAACGGGACAACATGGCAATCTGGACTCAAGCGAGACTTGGCAGTAAAGCAGTGGCAGAGACCATAGTCAAGACTATCATCCGAGATTCCAGCCTACTGAATGTAGGAGACGTATGGGTGGCAGACGGTCATACCCTGGCTTTTGATATCATGAATCCCAAAACCGGGAAAGCGCAGCGGATGACGATGATCATGGTCTTTGACTGGGCTTCAAGATACCCGGTAGGTGCCTCACTCGCCTTTACCGAGGACAGCCAGCATATCCAGATCGCCTTCAGAAACGCCTTCCTGAACTGGGGAGGAGTTCCCAAGTACGTCTATCTCGATAACGGCAAAGCCTTCCGGGCAAAGCTCTTTAATGAGAAGTGGCAGGAACATGATTTATCCAGCGATCTGGCAGGTATCTTCCCACGCCTGGGCATTCAAGTAGCCTTCGCCGAAAGCTACAATGCCAAAGCCAAGGTGATCGAACGCTTCTTCAAGACCTTCCAGGAACTCTTTGAACGATTCATCGGCAGCTTCCGGGGTGCATCGATAGACGATAAACCGNNTCCTCCTACCATAGAAGAAGCCATACAGATGATTGGCTTCTTCATCCGGAAGATGTATGGCGAAGCTCCACATAGCGGCTTGAAAGGTAAATCGCCTTGGTCGGTTTTTAGTGCCAATCCCGTACCGGAAGAGCAGAAGATCAAAGCTGACAAGCTCAACTTCATGATGATGTCCGCAATTCGTAAGACACTACGCAACAATGGTATTATGCTTAACAAGTTGATGTACTGGGATACGGAGCTGATCGGGCACATCGGCAAGGAACTGCTGATTCGCTACGATCTGAGCGATCTGCGCTGGATACTCGTCTACGATATGCAAGACAACTTCATCTGCCAGGCGGAAGTCCGCAGGTCGCAAGACCCCTTCATCTTGCTGGATAAAGACAATCCGATCTCAGCGGCTGAACTGGATAAGGAACAGAAAGCCAATAAGCGGCATCAGAAGCTGATTGCCAAGCGCACCAAGCAGATCGTCAGACAGACGCAGGAGGCGGTGGATCGACTGGTTAAGCCGCTGCCGATGGCTGAGGTGGAACACAATCCCACTTTTATCCAAGCTCCAAGCCTTGAAGCTCCTCCACCCAGTGCCGATCAGCTGATGGAAGAGCTTGATAAGCAAGTGCAGGCAACGCTGCCCAATAAGCTCGATCCTCCCAAGCCGCTTAAGGTGGAGGATGACGATGATGATGTAATCAAACCCAAAGAGAAGAGCTTCGAAGAGATGCTCAAGTTCATAGGAATCAAGTAAGGAGGAAGCTTGAAACAGAACCAACTCGTAAGAATAAGCAATGTGGTTGAAGCCGATCAGTGCGTCAACTACCTGCTCAATAGACCCAAGATGGAGATGGTCGGACTGGGACTGATCTACGGATTACCCGGTCTCGGCAAGACCACTTATGCCCAAAGAATGGCGTTCCAGAGAGGTTACATATACCTGAGGCTGGAAGCCACCACTACCCCTAAGTCCTTCGCAGTCGATCTGATCACTGCCTTGTATCAGCGGTTTAACCTCGGCTACAATGTCCCCTACGGCACTACCAATAACCTCTTCAAGCTCAGCCTGCAGATACTGGAAGAGCAGGAAGACATGGTAATCGTAATCGATGAGATCGACTATGCTTTCAAGCACGAGAAGCTGCTTGGTGCGATCCGGGACATCGTGGATGAGACCTTAACCGTAGTGATTCTGGTGGGGATGCAGAATGCCAAGGATCGGCTTTCCCAGATCAATGAATACTACTTCGACCGCTGCAACTCATTCTATGAGTTCAAGCCCGTAAGCCGCAAGGACATCAAAATCCTCGCCAAGGAAGTGCTGGATGTGGAAGTGACCGAGAAGATCGTGGACTTGATCCATGATTCGGCAAAGGGCAACTTACGCAAAGCCATGAAGATGATGCACTCCATTGAAACCGGAGAGCTAAAACTAAGCGAATCAACCGGAAGAGTAATCGATCTCAAGCTCGCAAAATGAAGACTAAAGATCTGGTACTCAATTTCGTAAGGCAGTTCAAGAAGCCGTTCACCGCAGAGACGGTCTCCAGCATGATAGCTCAAGATCTCTCTGTAATTGAGCCTGTGCTGCTTGAACTGCTGGCAGATAAGACGATCAAACTCATCTCAAAGAAAGAGGGCATCTATGTCTTGGCTGATCGCTACAGTCCCAAGGTTTGTTACAACCAGAAGGGAGACTGGAAGTTCGAGATGCATGCTGCATCTGCTCTTCTCGATCTTATCGAGGCCGGGCATTACACTTCCATAAGAAAGATTGCCGATGCCTTCGGTAGGAGTCGTCAGTGGGTATTCGTCTATATGGAAGCTCTGGCATCAATTGGATGTATAATGCTGGATAATAAGCACTATAAGGTTGTCAGCAGAGATAATCTCAAAGACATCGGCAAGCAAATTGAGCCGGGCATCCTGGGTCGGATGCGACCCTCAATCAGTAAAGAAGAGAAGCTCCGCAGGGCTGAGGAGAAAGAGCTTAGAAGGCAGGAGCAACTTAATCGAGCCGAAGCCAGAGAGCTGTTAAGCGCTACAACCGAGCAGAAATCCAGACTCATAGACGCATATTTTGAGTATCTGGTGAGTGGCGAGTCTTGGAAGATAAGCTTTAAAACGTATCTCAGACAGAACGGACTGGAATAGCAGTCCAAAGGACATTCTATGACACAGGAACTACGAGAACGCAAACTACGCCGAGAAATCCATGCCCTCAGGGTTAAGAAGTTCCACTGGCCCCTGGATGGCTTCAAACTCATTATGAGCCGTCTCGGTTATGGCGAATCGCTCCGAGCTCTGCCCGAAGATAAACTCAAAGAGCTGAAAGCGCTAATGATCAAGTATCGCAAGCATGGCCGTCCTAATGAGTTCACCTTTGACAAGCAGGGCAAGTACATGTTTGCCTTGATGAAACAGGCAGGATGGACAGAGAACGACCTAAGGGCATTCACCATAAAGCATTACCATAAAAGCCACTGGAATCTGCTCGACCCCAAAGAGCGCAGAGCGGTAATCGCCATGTTCCAGTCCTACATACGTAAGCAGAAAATCAATAGTAACATAGAAAATCCAAGGGAGGATACACATGAGTAGAAAGTCTACTACTAACTCAAAGAGTCGTACTCTAACCGATGCCCAAGGTCGAGAAATCTCTGTCAAAGTGCTGAATAAGGACATTCTGGATCGAGAGAAAGCCGTTAGTAAAGCGATGGAACGCGCACTCAAACTGCACGAGCACATCATCAAAGAAAAACACAGCATCATCAAGATAGTGGAAGATTATCTGAACGATGTTGCCAGAAAGAACAATGTCGAATGGAAAGGTAATGCTCTGCTGCTTACCTTTGATGAAAAATACAAGATCGAAATCCGCTACCGGGAGAAGATACAGTTCGGAATTGAGCTGCAGCTCGCCAAGCAGAAGATAGACGAGTGTATCAAAGCCTGGTCTGAGAACTCCAATGACAATCTTAAGGCTATCATCAATGAAGCTTTCCAAGTCGATAAGCGGGGTCAGCTTGCCCGTTATCGCATCTTCGCCCTGCGCCGCTACAAGATCAAAGACCCGATCTGGAAGGAAGCGATGGAACTGATCGATAAAGCGATCACTGTTACCTCTACTAAACAGTACATCTCTTTCTCCGTCAGGGATGAAGCCGGGAACTACAACAAGGTTGTACTGAACTTCAGCTCCTTGTGATTGAGTTGCATCCTTGCACATCCTAATTTGATCAAAGCAGAGGAGAAGAAATGATGACATTTGAAACTTATAATGCAGCAGAGGAGACCATGAGCATATTCAGAGATGACCGCAACTATCGACCCGATGAAGTGGCAGCAACACTCCGGGTCAACCGTACTACGGTGTATCGCTGGATCAAGGATATTCTCGATCCTCTGCCTGCCTTTAGAACCAAAGAAAACGGGCAGTTGCGCTGCTCCGGCAAGGACTTGAACGAATATCTGACCAAACACAAGGTGCGCCCGGAGTATGAGTAACGCTCTTGAGTTCCGCATCAAGCGGGAGAACTGCAAAGAAGCTTACCTGAATGGTAAAACCGATCCCACAGAGCTGGCGGTGATCTTCGGTGTCTCCGTAATCACCGTCCGCAAGTGGATCAAGTCCGGCAAGTGGGCAGATCTGTTCAAGGAAGAGCGCAAGCTTGACCATGAGATCAGTTTAGCCCGCAAGAGAGCGCTGATCCAAGCACTCAGAGAGTATGCCAAGAACCCGGCAGATACCGCTCTGCAGAGTTTGGTCTCACTGATCAAACAGAACCAGAAGGACTCCGAGCCATCCAAGGAACTGAACGACTATATCGTACGCTTCTTGGATCAGGTGACCGACTTCATGATTGAGAAAGGGCATGAGACCCTGCTCAAACAGTTTAACGGCATCGTAATTGATCTGGCGGAATACTTGAGAGTCAGAAATGCTTAAATACATACCTACAGCCTACATAGACCCTCCAAGCCTGACATCCTGCGCGGAGCTGTTGCCTCCTGCTCTGCGCACTTGTGCCAAAACTGCGGGTCCCTCCATGCCCGCAGACTCCGACGCCTGCCCCAAACAGGCGTCGGGGTATTTAAGTTATGTCTAAGAAGTTCCTCCAGCGGCATAACAAGGCATTGGCGGAGATCGCATCCAAAACGATCTCCGTCTTGCCTTTTATAGACGATAATCCTGAAGCCAAGACAGACAGGATAAGACGCACCACAGCAGAGGGCTGGGATGCCTTCTCATTCTTCTGTCATACCTATTTCCCGCATATCTTCCCACTACCATTTTGCCCAGCACATGAGACTATGTTCGATGAAACTGATAAGGGCTCAGGCATCATCGGAATCACAGGTTTTCGTGGGCTGGGCAAAACGGTACTCATGGGAGTAGTCTATCCCATCTGGAAGATCATCAAGGGTGAACGCTATGTGATCCATACTGCAGCAGACGTAGATCTGGCACAGGAACGCACCGCCTTCACCTTACATGAACTGCAGAACAATAAGCGGCTCACCATCGACTATCCGGAGCTGCTGCCAGTGGACAGCTTTGATCTCGACTTCTATCTCAAGAACAAAGCCAGGATCAGAGCCAGAAGTATTAAGCAGAGCCATCGTGGAACTATCAATCCTAAGACTGCCAAGCGGCCCGGACTGATTGTCTGCGATGATATCGATAAAGAAGAGAATATGGGTAACCAGTCCATCGGTAAGAGACGTATGGAGAAGATTACGCAGGAGCTTGCCGGAGCACTCTCACCCGAGGGAAATGGCAAGATCATCTGGCTCGGGAACCTGGTACACCCAAACTATGCGATCTGTCAGTTTCAGGAGCTCATATTAAGCGATTTACGGGCAGATAATCCCGATTTAGATACAAGATACCAGTCAGTGCTGAAAACGCACCAAAAAGCGATTTTGCGCTTCTCTCTCGAAGATATGCATGGCAAGTCCACCTGGGAGGCTCAGTACCCGACTGCCAATCTGCCAAACCTGAGAGCCAAGTTCGGGCATACCGGATATCAAAGAGAGATGCTTGGTCAGCCCGTGATCGAAGGTAACATCTTCAAGAACCACTGGTTCTCTAAATACCGGACCCTGCCAGAGCCCAGTAAAATGAAGCGGATCTGGCTCTATGCCGATCCTGCCTGGGGCGAGAAAGGCTGTTTCAAGGCTGTGATCTCCATAGGCTATGATGGTAATCGCTTCTATGTGATTCATGTCTGGATAAGGCAGACTGAGAATACTAAGTTCTTCAGATACTACTATGATGCTTATCAGGAGTTGGATCGCACTTACCGGGTGAAAGCCAGAGCAGCTTGTGAGACCACTTACGGACAGGGCAGAATATTGGCCGACTTTGATCGGTGGGCACAAGACAACCATCTGCCACCCATATCCCACAGAATCAAGCGTATCGATAACAAAGACAATAAGAACCTCCGCATCGAGAGAACTGAGACCATCATCGAGACCGCCAAAGTACTCTTTCCGGAGGGACAGGATACACCTACCCTGATCTCCCAGTTCCTTACCTATCCTGATGGCTATATTGATGGCTGTGATGCTCTGGCTGGATGCTTGGAAAGGTTCTCCGAATATGATATTGGCAGGAACAGAGTCAAGGTCCGGAGATTCTCTTTCTAATGAACTACTACGATAAGCTCATGCTTGAGTATTACCGGGTCCTCAATAATGCCTGGAAGACCGAGATCAGAGATGCTACCCGACTTGCCATCCAGATGTTGAGTAATATGCCCCGAGCCGAGAAGTTCAACAATGGCTCAATAGATAAGTCTATGAGCATCATAAACACCCAGTTGGGAGATGACTTCGCAGCACTGGTCAATGAGCCCACCAAAGCAATAATAGACCGCTGTGTGCGGCTTGGATTGAGGGACACTCAAGTGCAAGCACCTACTAAGACCAGCATCGGGCTCTGGGGTATTGAAGATTAGCATCTCTCTTCCACCATCCAGAAACAGCAGTTGTTCTGGATCGGTAATCATTTTGAAGCTGATGTCCGGCAGAGCTTCGCAGATACCCTCTCCAAAGCTATTGAGCAGGGCTATACCAAAGAGATGCTTGCCGATACCCTCAAAGACCAGTTCAGTGACCTTGCCAATCGCTCATCCCACTACTGGCAGGGCCTGGCAGAGCATACAGCCCTGAGAATACGAGAGTTCGGAAGGTTACAGGGTTACAAGAAAGCCAAAGCCAGATATTACAAGCTCGTAGTGATCCTGGATGATCGCACTAGTGACATATGCCGGGCATTGGCTGCCCAAGATAGGGTCTATCCGCTAAACGATGCAATCGAAGTAATGGACAATCTCATGGCTCTGAATACGAAATCAAACAGCCTGGATGATGCCCGGGATTACATCAAAGCTCTGGCACCTTGGATCAAAGACGATCAGATCGAATATGACTCGGAGATGAACCCGGTAGGTGTCTCCGGAGCGCATACTCCGTTTCCGCCGTTTCATTGGAAGTGCAGGACGACAAGCTCTATTCTGTAAAAGAAATTGAGCCCGATTTATCAGATCGGGCTCAATATGGCAATGTGATCCCTATTTCATTAGCATTATCTTCCTGGTTGATATGGCTCCGGATGCTTGCATTTTCACGAAGTATATTCCAGAGCTTACGTCACGCTGGTGCTTGTCTTTGCCATCCCACACTACTTTGTGGAATCCACGTAGCATTTCAGAATCGCATAGATCTTTTACCTTTTGGCCTTTCACGTTGTAAATGCCAACCTTAACCAAGCCATCCTTAGGTATGCTGAACGCGATCGTCGTGCTGGGATTGAAGGGATTTGGGTAGTTTGAACTGATGAGGGCTTTATTGGGAATCGGAATCATATCTTCTTCAGTTCCATTCAGCAATTCATCAAGCAGATCCCAGTGCTCCTGGTGTTTTGCTTTGAACACATTCCTATCGGGATAGATGTATTGAGTGTATTTGGTGCTGATGGGCTTCTTATTTTCGCTCATGGCAGCCAATTGCAGCACAATCTCCAGATTCATCACAGCGTGGAGAGAATCAACGGGACTTTCTGCATTAAGGATTCTCAGCTCAAGCAAGTCAATAGCTGTTTGAAAGGCTTCGGCTTGCAGACAGTTTTTAATCAGATAATCCTGCAAGTACTTGGTAAGAATGGGATTATCAGTATCGTATTGAGCAATCTTGGCCAATAAGTAGGATTCTGTTCCGGTGAGTGTAACGCCAGCTTGATCAGCAGTACGGTAATAGGCATCAAGGGCGTCATACAACAATTCAGCTTCGCTGATCTCATTCTCATTCAGAATCGTTTTATACGTATCATTGGCGGTCAGGTAATTCCCGGCTAGTTCCGCACTCATAGCCTGAGCCATCCTTTCGTTATTTTCCAAGTAAACGTTTGGCGAAGGATCGTAATAATTGCAGTAGGCGTAATCTGAAGGTGTGCCAGGACTGCTTATTTTTGCAACACTGTCCTCAAACCAATTGTAACTGGCATTAATGGGACTTTTAAATAGACCACCAACGTCCCAGTTTGCATCGAAATGAAAATCCAAACTTAGATTGAAGGGACCAGGATTCTTATGGTAGAAATCATTATGGCCTCCATACAGCTGGACTCGGGCTGTGTACGAAGACGTATCTTGGAACTTCAGATTTTCATATTCTGCCTGATACAGGTTTTTAGCTGCATTTCCCATATTCAATATCGAGCCGGCATGATTCAGGATTCCTGTATCTGTGTAGAATTTGTTATAGGCAACCCGTTGGTTTGAACCTCTGCTTTCAATCCCAATATCTCCCAAACTGAAGGTAGAATCGAAGATTCCTCCAGATTGGGCAGTTGATAGCTCTGTGCGGATACCAATATCGCAACTTGTAAAATCGCATTCCACAACCTTGGGAGAGGTCACTTCAAAATACGCCCCCAAGTCATTCTTAAAGAAAGTACAGTTTCGGATTAAAGGCGAATACTGAAGTCCTATAAAATGCATCCCAGTGCTGTTCTTGTTGAAGTGGCAGTATCGAATGGTGTCTCCCAAGGCTGGGTTTGATCCATTCGCTAATCCTAACCACAGATCTTCGAATACTACACCATGTAAGAATAGGTTGGCATAGGGATTATCATAGTACAATCCAATATTATCTGTCCCTGCGCCATAAAAACCCTTGTTGTCGGTTGACGCGGTAATTCTGATACTTTGGCCTGGTAGTTTGTTTGCAATCGATAATCCAACTCCATTTGTTGGAACATTGAATAGGCAATCGGCAAGCAGCACTTGGGAACCTAGCACCTCATTATAGTCAGCCCCAGAGATTGTAGTATTAGTCATAGTCACTATCCCGGCATTTGATATCCGCATTCCTTGCCAAGTTTCACCATCATCTGTTTTCTTAAGGATAGTGTTGGTAGCTGTGATACCAGAATCATCCACCAGCAAAATAGAATTATCACCCCAATTACAGGTAGCATTGTTGAATACAATAGCGCTTCCGTCTTCCACAATGATCGACACATTATTAGCGATCTCCATTGTACCGCTGATATTCAGAGTAGATCCTCTCTTCACCCGAAGGGTGGAATTGGCAAAGATATTAGTGGTAGTTCCTGGATGTATAGTAACCTCTGCTCCTTGGTCGATGGTTATCGAACCAGATAGATAAGCGATGTTCTTAATATCTGCATTGTTTGTTACAAGCGAAGGCAATGTGGAACACATTTGCAGCAGCTTGCCATCTCCGGGACCGATTTCAACATTAATCTCGCCTAAATCAGTTGGGAAAATTGAATTATCGTATGCATCAAAGAGGGCTATATGAGTACCAAAAACGTTATGGCTGTCTGCATTTGGCTCGAAACAAACTGTTTGGAACTCAGCGTCAGTAAAACTATTATCAACAGGCAACTGAACCACTTGATTGGCTGGAATAGTTTTATACACAGCGCGTCTATTCACTAACATAAAGCTGGGGGAAATATTGCTTTCCCGATAATAACCACATTGAACATATCCTTCGTAATGACCAATGTTGCTCTGAGATACTGATAGATTATCCAACTTGAAGTCAGCTAAATTCAAACTTGGGTGTGAACCATCCACCATGATAGAATCAGCTATACACCAATCAAGATTTCTGATTATTGGTCCGTATTTGGCAATCTTGCTATTTGCGTCCGTGAGGTAGGCAAATGCACTACTCTGGGGATCTATGGAAAGGTTTGAATAATTGGGGTCATGTTTTAATGGGGCTATTCTATAATAGTTTCCATTAAAGAGATAATTTGGGTTTGAAGCTATCGCAAAACTAAGAATCCCATCAGCAGCGTAACACAGTGGCAACATCTGCAAACACCTTATCATTGATCTTGGAGGCATAAAATATTTCCATGATGCTGTACCACCACTCGTGGTAGGTACCCTTTCTCCAAAGATCTGTGGTATGAATATCAGTTCTTTATCACTATTTGCTGAGTTTTTTTTAATGCTTTTTGCCAATTCGAGATAATGATTGATCGTGATATCTTGAATACGCTTCTGCACAAATCTAGCGTCACTTACTTCATCATTCCATTTGATCAAGACCGAAGATGAAAATTCCTGTAATGGATATGAGTCCAATGCGATAATATTGGGGTTAGCTTTTTGTAAAAATAACTTGTAGTGATTGTAATTGGAGTGCCCATTCGGTTTTTTTAACCAAGGATTCTCCAGATGAGTCGCAGTGATAACTTCCTTGTCCTGATAATTCATAAATTCTTGAATTGTTCCGTACATCTTGAATTGACCTTGAAACGGTTCATCCATTAGATAATGATAGAGGATGCTATTGTTGGTGTCCAAAGCATCAATTTGATTCAGTCTCGATTGGAGCCTGCCCCAATAAACATTTGTAGCTCTGTTGGCATCTATGGTGCGCTGAAACTCGTCCTGCATTGTGAGGTAATCAATCTCTAAGCGGCCATTACCATGCCAATATACTTGGGGATTTAAGTGGTAAAAGAACTCATTTCCTCCCATCAATTGCATATACAAGGAAGTAGAATCTGTGCTGCGTGGAGGCAATACTATGTAATATTCAAAAAGAAGGTTTCCGTAATCATCTATATCAACAGCTGGATATTCTCGATTGAATATCGTTGTGCCGTATGCGGAAGGATTGGTCGATATTAGTGGAAACTCATAATAATCGGATTCAGTATAATCATCCCATTCTCTATCCGCACTCAAGTTAGTATATTTCAATACTTTAAACTTAATATCTGCAACTGGTATATTTGGTGTTTCCCCTTCAAAATTGAGTGCCACAGTCAAATACAGTTTATTCTCCTCAAGTGCATTAACACGAAACTTCAGATCATAACCAATTGTGCGCGGATTATCCCTATTGTCAGGTTTCCATCTGAAACGAGGATACGATAAAGCCGTACCAGCAAGGTGGTCTGATTCAGCATCACAAACCCAAGCATATCCGTTTTGATAGTTTTGGGCTGTGAAATCGTACCCTGATAACTCGCCAGTATCGTGCTTGAAAACACTATTATAAGAATCATCTGCGGTGTTGTCGGCTATGGGCAGAACATCGGGAACAAAGGAACCATTTTCGTACTTCAACTGGTATTCAGCCTCCATTTGCAAATAATTGCCATACAGTGAAAAAGCTCCAATCTTGTTATTAGCAGGTCCAGTATTCCACGAAAAATCGGTTAGGATCGTTCTTACCGACTCATTACCATCATTGTGAAGAGCAGTCAGGGCATTTCCAAGTCTACTGGTTGAGAAGTTATCCTCTTCTTTTATTGCGAAGTTTACCGCGTTAAATCCCCCATCATATAGCTTTTGCCTAAGACTTGAAAACGCAGTTTCAGGATTACCAGCATAATCTATTCTCCACTGCGAATATGCTCCAATCAAGTATTCATCGGCTTCCACACCTGAGATGCCGATAAAAAAAAAGGCTAATACCAGCATGATACATGTTTTTTTTCATGATAATCTCCTATTTTAGTATGCTTATTCTTTTTGTCGCGCTGATCTCTCCTAAAGACACTCTGCAAATGTAAACTCCTGCAGGTAATTGCTTCAGGGTTATATCGTGTTCAATTTTTGATTGATGAACAGGAACTTTTGCGCTATACACAAGTTGTCCCTTGATGTTGTAAATAGATATGCTTCCCTCACCATTAAATGCTTGACCTTTGGTACTTACGGATATTGATATTACGCTGGCAGTAGTGTGAACCGGATTAGGGCTGATGCTAAGGTATAGCTGATCTGCCACTCCAGGAATCAGCGGATCATCATTGGCGACAGTTGTATCCTGCAACTGGGCATTTCCTCCATAAATCCAGAGGTATCCTGGAAAGTTGGGCGCATACGAGTCAGGTTCAGGTTTATGGGCTGCAATAGCGACATCGCAAAAGCCATCGGCATTGAAATCTCCGGTAGCAATGCCATAACCGAAGTTATCGAAGTTTGTTCTGGATATTATCAATTCTGAATTGCCATTCATCTGCTCTGAACCCATCCAGACCGAGAATTTTCTCTCGTGATAAGTTGTACCAACCACATCATCATAACCATCTCCATTCAGATCCCCATATTTCAGGCATCTCGAGGCCTCGTCACCACTCCAGCCGGGAGTAAAATTGAAACTGGGCATTCCGTAATCCATGACTATTTCTCCCAGCCAGGCATGCATGCCCGCGTTTGAGTAATAACCCATGAAATCGTCATAGCCATCACCATTTACATCCCCAATCGGCCTACTGTCCTTGGTTATGGGTTCTTGTGTTTGAATCAAAACATCGGGGTCGCTAAGATCCCGCCCGGGGTTCCCGTGATAGATTTTGATCATGTGATATCCAGTATCGGGATCCGGATCGGTAAAGCCTACAGTAAAATCTCTGTAGCCGTCTCCATCAATATCTCCTATTCCGGAGATTGAGCTTATAGCATTATTGTAAGCATATTCCAAGACAACTTGCTCTTCATAGTTGCCGCCCCACATAATAGTGAACTTCTTGATATAAGAGGGCTGTCTTAGTATATAGTGTAAACCTACATCGTCATAACCGTCGCCGTCGAAATCCCCCATATTGCTGACACGTAGCACTTCATCATTGTACGAGAATGAGATCACATGATCCGGATTATCCAGACTGTCATTACCTCCATAGAAGAAGAGCAGTTTCTCATAACTCTCATTCAAAGATATGTGGTCAATTACGTAAACGCATAGATCATCAAAGCCATCACCGCTGATATCGCCGACTTTGAAGATGTAAAAAATCCTTCTGCCCACGCTATTGGCATAAGTGCCTTCAATGGTTACTGATGCAGGTGTAGTGGAACTGAAGTCCGGCCCCCCATAATAGATATACACTTTCCCGCGGGAACCACTCACTCCTGCTGTATAACCGTATGATCCTGATAAAACAACTAAGTCAGTATATCCATCATGGTTAAAATCCAAGCTTTCAACAGCATGTCCAAAACCCGAATAGTGATGCTCGCCCTGAAATTCCGCAATTATCGACATATCGTTCGTGGCAAATAGCGGGGAAAACAGCACAGCCAATATCGTGAGCAGCAGAATATGTGTTTTCATTATTTTCTCCTTACTTTATGATGGTAAATTTCTTAATAGTAGTATGATCGCCAGTCTTTGCTCTGCATAAATACAAACCTGATGTATAGTTGGAAAGATTAACTGATCTGACCAATTCATTAGACGATATGCTGTTGACTTCTGTACGATAGATTACTTGACCTTTAATGTTGAAGATTTCGATTGTTATGGGCATTCTTCCATTTTTTTCCAATCCCGATAGCGAAATCTTGATCTCATCATTAGTTCGTACGGGATTGGGACTCAATCTCATATGCAATTGATCTATTAGTTGTGGCGCAATGGGATCATCATTGCCGACCATTCCGGGATTACCGCCATAGATAAATACATACCCTCTATAGTCATGGTATGGCCATGCACCCTCCTCAAACGGCGCAGAGACAGCAATGTCATCACATCCATCACCATTAAAATCACCAACTGCAACATCATAGCCGTAGTTTTCGAATGTATTGACTTTCTGCCAGTCTGCAATTCCATCCATATTTTCTGAGCCCAACCAGACGGCAAACCTCTGACCCTGATAAGTGGCTCCGATTACGTCACTGAAGCCATCTCCATTAAAGTCACCATGTTCCAATCCGCGAAGTTGTGCATTTCCAAAATATCTTGGATTTAAGCTAACGCTCGGAGCCGGTGTAAGACCGGTATCGGTTCCGAGCCAAACATTCATTCCGCGGCTGTCAGAGTATCCCATGAAATCGTCGAACCCATCATTGTTCAAGTCCCCAAGTGCTATACATTTTCTCGTGATAGAATTGGCTGTGTGGACAATAAGCGTATAATCAGAAAATAGTCTTTCATTGTTTCCATAATACACGCATACGGTAGAGAATTGATCATATCCCTGTTGCTCACCAAGATATCCTATGGAAAAATCATGATATCCATCGCCGTTTATGTCGCCAATACCAATAATTGAACCGTCAGGAGCTCCGCTTTGAAAGTCTAAACTAAGTATGTTTTGCCGGGTAAAAGATCCTCCCCACATGATATCGAAATAGGCATAGTAGTTTATCTGATGGCAAATACCAACATCACCAAAACCGTCCCCATCAACATCGCCAAGTTCGAACATATTATAAATGGTTACACCGGGTTGAAGATACTCAATCCTATCAGGGTTTGTTAAATCGCTTGTTCCACCAAAGTAAAACATGAGTCTTACACTTCCGACGTCTGGGTTTCTGTCTATAATAATGAGATCGTCAAAACCACCCCCGTTTATATCACCGGGATTTATGATTGAGCCAATTCTTCTCTGCTCACCTTCGGGGTAATCACCCTCCAAGCTAATGTCGGGTTCTGATGCTGAGCTAAACCCGGGGCCACCAAAATATATGTAAACTTTCCCCCGAGATGGGCTTTGTTGATACTGATATCCATAAGATGCAGAATATACTACTAAATCATCGAAGCCATCATGGTTAAAATCTAAACTTATGATTGTAAAACCAAAAGAAGACATGTTATGCTCACCCTGAAGTTGCGACAGCAGAGGCATGTCATTTAGGGCATGAATAACATAGACGGGCATCACTATTAAAAAGAAAGCTAAAACAAATCTGCTCGAAACCACCATTCCTCCTGAATTGATTCTTAGCCTATAAGTTAGTTACTTATTCTAACCAATAATAACACTTTGGTGTTCAGTAAACTTATTGGGTAATATCTATACTAAACATTGATAAACCCATACCCTGGCAGGCATCACGCTATGTTCATGATCATGATTTTCAATGCAATGGCCATCTTATACCATAATCCTACTACCTCTAAGTTAATCAATGATGATAAAAAAGCAAACGGAAAAGAAATATATTTATTTTCTGTCTCATCCTTGCCCATCCTGATTTGTCAGCATACAGGGCAGTGCTTTCCTGGCTCTGGATCAATGATCACATCTGTAACCAAGGAGATAGCATGACCGAAGCGTTGATGAACCGAATCAAAGCTCAGTTAGTCAGACACGAAGGTCTGCGACTGAAACCATACCGCTGTACTGCAGGTAAGCTGACAATCGGTATCGGTCGCAATCTTGATGATTGTGGGATATCCCAATCCGAAGCCTACATCATGCTGATCAATGACATCATGAACTGCGAGAAGCAGCTTCAGCAGAAGATACCGGATATCTACAATGGTCTTGATGAAGTCCGTAAGTCTGTATTGCTCAATATGTGCATAAGCATCCCACAAAGCCGCTTCGCTCCTTTGCGAGAACCCTGCTACCTCGGCATCAATGGTCTGCTTGGCTTCAAGAATACTCTGGCTTTCGTGAAGGCGGGAGACTGGGAACGAGCTGCCAATAACATGCTGGTATCCCGCTGGGCAAAGCAGGTTGGTCGCAGAGCGATTGAGCTATCCGAACTGATGAGGAAAGGCAAGTGATACCGATCCCGGTCGAGACTATTGACCTGTTGGCAGTGCTCAACCTGCCCAAGGAGATGACTGATAACGGCATCTTCAAAGAGCATAAGTCTATTGTCTTGGAGACGATCAGAACCATCGTCTTGTCTGAGCATTACAACCGTGCTATCCAGGATGATATACCGGAGGAAGAGCCATTCCTGGTCTCTTTTCGTTTTGGGTTCTGTTTCCTGATGCTGCACAGCACAGTCGAGTTTCTCAATTTGAAGACCCTGGGCGAGGGAATAGTGAAGACTGTAGAGATTTGAGACCAGTCTGCCACCGAACTGCTCACAGGGAGCGAAATTGACGCATTCAAAGCTAATCTTGAGCTAAGAGCACTGACCGGGCTTCGTGACTATCTCAATCCTGCTGGTATGCAGAGGTTGGATGAGCTGAAGCCCAGACCTCCAAGAGTGATCCGGGTGGGAGTGATCTGAAATGAATAGCACGCAGATTACGCAGATCGAACGGATTGACGCAGATTTTTATATGTTAGTGATATCCTGTTGGAGTGCCAATGCCTGAGCAGACTTCCAACACCATTGATGAGATCATGATTGAAGTTTACCGGGCTATCTACAGTGCCCTGGAGAGCAGACTACATCTGATCGGGAGTGTGATCGATGCCGAGTCCCGCAAGGAGATACTGGCACAGCAGATCTACGATAAAGGCGACTTCTACGGCAATACAGGATACTTGGTCGAGACCAGTCCTGATGCTATGATCCTCAGAGTAGGCTCCAACGTACGTCACGAGCCATTTGTATTGGGTGGCAAAGTGCCTTCCTGGACTCCGATCGCTCCACTAATCGCCTGGGTCGAACGCAAGCACCTGTCTTGGACTGATAAAGAGACAGGTAAGCTGCTGACCGTAGCCGAGATCGCTTATCTCATCAGGGGCAAGATCAAGCGGGAAGGCATCGCTGCCCGTAATGTGTTCGCTGAGGTTATCGCCAACCGGGAGCAGTGGATATACCAACAACTGAACAGCATCGAGGTAAGTCTATGACCGCACATGAGAAGTTTATCGCAGACCGGAACCGGATTGTCGATGCTTTGAAGTTTTCTGACATCCCCACCATCCAGTTCAACAAGGATGTTATCCCTAAGCAGTTGCCTTGCGCAATCGTGATTCTGGACTCGGAGACAGGCAAGAATGGTACATCCAGACAGTATGTGAGTACTGATCTGGCATGGACAGTCTTCCTGATTGTCAATGCCCAGAATGTATCTGATCCAGATTCCGACTTGTATCAACTCAAGGAGAAGTTCCGTTCTTTCTACCTGAAGCTGATAAACCGGGACCTGCCCAGTGTGGAATACTATACCAGCCGCATCGATGGCACCCGGTTAGTCAGGATAGCCAAGATCGACCTATTCAAAGCTGGAATGGGAGCATCTGCATGAGAGTAATGCGACTGGGTGGATATACCCTGGCTATCAGCTCTGCTACTGATCTCCTGGAGACTAAGTACAAGCCAGAGCCGATTGACTTATCCAAGTGCAGCCGGGTCGGGAAGCAACTGATCACCAAAGCAGCCGAGACCAAGAAAGTAGTCTCCCAGCCCTATTCAATGAGTAACTTGCTCAACCTCATGGATACCGATGAGTACCACTCCGGTTGTGTGGATGCTCTATCGATGGCAACTGTGATGGAGTTCGACTGCAAGAACAGCCAGGTCAAGTCCTGGATGGAAGCAGCCGAGTTCCCCGCATGTGAAGACCAGACCACTATCCTGGCTGAGCTGATGAAGTTCTACCTCGCTTGTGGTAATGGATTCTTGATCAAGATGCGTAACGCTCAGGGACAGTGGATGGGTCTGGAACGCATGCTTCCCAGTGAAGTGCAGATCGTGGAGAACTATAATGAGTTCGGCTTCTTTCGCCCCAACTATATCCAAGTGAAGAACAACCAGAAGAAGGACTTTGCCTATGCCGATATCATCCACATCAAGAAGAGCACCCACAAGAGCAATGCCTGGAGCTTAGCCTGTTTGCCAATAGCCATCAATGTCGAGATACTCTCTGAGATCAAGACCTTTGATTACAACAACTTCAAGAACGGTCTCATGATCGACTATTTCGTAATCGTGGAGGGCGGCACTCTCAGAGACGGAACCGTCACTGACGAGCAGGGCAATGAAGTGCTGACCGATGCCTATACCGAGATCGAAAAGGCACTTACCGAGGTCAAAGGCAATACCAAGAGCCATTCTACTGTCCTGATCGAGAGTGAAAGCCGGGATGTGAAGATACGCCTCGAGCCACTCAGACAGCAGGATAGGGAGGGTGGTTTTCTGTCTCTCAAGAAAGACCTGCGGGAAGGCATCCTCGCTTATCACCGGGTCCCGGCAAGGATTGTCTCACAGCTTATCCCAGGGCAGCTTGGTGGCGATAACCGCAGTGATATGGCTATGTTCTACCACTTCGTTATCAAACCGCTTCAGGAGCGTCTTGCGCTGACTCTGGCGATTGAGTTCAACTACGAGTTCGACTGGAAAGTCAAGCCGGATGACTTCAATTTCGGTAACCTGACTGAGACTCTGCAATCCGATGATGAACGTCTGTTCATGCAGAATCGGAACTTTGGAAGCAAGTAATCAATGAAACACAAGCACATAGATAACAATAAAATACATACCCAAGGAGGTATCGTGTATCCATTCAAGAAACGAACGATTCGAAAGGGCGAGCTTCGCAACGTGGAAGTCGAGCTGGTCTCGCTCCTCTTTGACGAGATGAATCCTGCCAATCAGAAAGGCTTTGTGGTCAAGAATGCCTCTGGCAGAAGCTTTGAACACAAGATCAACTCCACCAAGTTCAAGAGTGAAACAATGGGCACTCAGGGACGGCTTTACGTCACTCTGATGGAGCCCAACTTCCCCGACTCTCAGGGTGACTATTACACTCGGGAAGAGATTCAGAAAGCCTGTGACCACTTTGCCAAGCACGGCTTAGTCGGCAAGTGCGATGTAAACCACAATATGCAGCCTGTCCCGGAGTTCACCGTAGTGGAAAACTACATCCTCAAGACCAGCGACCGAGAGCATTTTCCCGATGCTAAAGTGGGCTCCTGGGTGCAAGTCCTCAAGTGCGAAAACCTGCAGAGTGATCTCTGGCAGAAGATCGAAAAGGGCGAGTTCAATGGCGTCTCGATCTATGGTCGGGCTGATGACTACCGCAGTGCCGAAGCCAGCCTTACCGAGATCAAGAATGAGCTCAACAGCTTACGTAAAGTGGCTGAGCACAATAAGAACAGTGAACTTCAGAAAGGCATCACAGCCATTACCGAGAAGATTACAGAGTTGGAAAAGAACAGCGGTTCGGCTACAGTAACCGATGCCGTCAAGAGCATCGAGAAGAGCCTCAAGGACTTGTCAGTGACCATGAGCAAAGCCATTTCCATAAGCATCCCCGGAGAGCCGGATGTGAACCAGCAGACTACTGACCGGGAAGTATCCATCGATGGTAACAAGATCATGGTTAAAGCTTCGCATCGTGAGATTTACAAAGGCATTGCCGATGTTGACTCGGGCAAAGCCATGAACATCCTCAATCCCAACAACACCTCGCTCTTCATTGATGAGGTGATCGGTTCTCACCCCGGAGATACGCTCTCGGATATTACTATCGTGCCATTGCTGAAAGATGAGTCTCTCGACATCGGTTTGGTGGAAGATCTGGTCTTCAAGAACAAGCTCGATGGTGCTCTGACTGCTCAGGACGTGGGCACAGGTGATATATCCATCCCCACCGGGATACTCAATGCTGAGTTCACTCTCGGAAGAGATGTGGTCGAGTTCTACAAGGACAAGTACGGAGAAGATGCCTTCGGAGCTTACGTGGAGAACCATATTGCCAAGAAGACCGAGAAGGCTATCCGTCTCTTGCTCTTCAGAGGTGATAGAACTTCCACCGCTGCAAAGCTTAAAGCACTGGACGGAGTTGTAAAACTCGCCACTGCCGCTACCAATGTAACCAACCTCTCCAAAGCTACCTATACCGACTGGGCAAAGCGCTTTGAAGCCGCTCTCCTGGCATTCTCTGATGAGATGCTCGAAGAGCAAGAGAGCTTCAAGTTCTATGTGAGTCACAAAGATCTGATCCGCATCAGAGCAGAGCTTGCCAAGCGTGAGACCGGAGCCGGAGATCGCCTGCTGCTCGAAGGCGGCAACGTCTCCTTTGCGGGTATTCCGGTAAAGCCCCGTCTCATGGCTGATGACTATATCATCGGCGGTCTGCCCAAGTTCATCATCATCGGCTATCGCACTGACGCAGAACTCAAAGTCGAGCATCATGGCGCGGATTGGAAGTACCACTGGTACATCCGTATCCGTCCCGGCATCACCTATCTCGATGGCTTCGTTAAAGTCTTCAAGTTAACCACCTAAGCAAGATAAGGAGTATCAATGGATTTTATATTCGCTAATCAGGAGTTTCTCCTCGGCCTAATCTCGGCTATTATCGTCTGGATCGTTTCCCGCTCAACAGGTAGGCTGATCGATAAGACTAAGGTCAATTCGGCTCTGGCAATCATCTTGGATATCGTGCAGGATATCAAGATCAATCCTGCTACCAGAGAACTCGATGACTATGCCAAGAAGCAGTTGGCAGTCGAACGAGCTACTAAAGCTCTTCCGGCTAAGCAGACTAACCTCGTGCTCAAAGTATTTGGAACCATCGGTGGCGCTATCGAGTACGTATTCCACAACCGTAAGTGGCTCTTCAGCATCGGTAAAGCCATCAAGGGAGTATTCTGATGCCGCAATACGTCTCTCAACCGACCTACCCAGCAGATATGTCCCCGGATGATCTGAAGTTCGCCAATCTCATGGACGTATTGGTTGCCGATAACGTCTATTTCGGAGTAGGCAGCTATGACACGGAAGGGGTTAACACGCTATATGCCACCCAACCGGATGTTAAATCTGAGTTAACCACCAACTTTAGCCTCTTGGGTGAGCTTGCCGAGAAGCCGGGTAAGGCAGACTCCAAAATCACCAAGCTCAAGACCCGGAACTATACGATACCCGGAAAGAGAACCAGTACGGTGGAGCTTACGATTGCCGGGCTCTCTACGGCGCAGAAGAACTACTTGGAGAGTCACGGCTTCATGAGCCAGGACGTAACCATAGTCGTAGTTTCCAAAGGCTTTGATAGAGTCGTCATCTTCAATGGTATGCGCTGGACTGTGGACTGGTCGGGAGAAGCCGATGGTCTGTTTTCGGTAATTATCTCCACAGAGTTCTCCGGAACCACCGCAGGCAGGATCTACCTGCGAAAAGACATACCTCCGGGGGTGTAAGATCGCATCCCTACGTAAATACGATATGAATCAAGGAGCTGTTATGGATTGCCGATGCAAACCTGAAATCAAACAGAAAATCGATAGCCTGCATTCTGAAATCTACGGCAATGGCAACAGCAGCAAATCTCTGATAACCAGAATGGCG